CTCATCTGCCTTCTACGGAGAAGCAAGGAATTTTGTGTATATGGTTACCAATTTTGTTTACGTGTTACATATCCCTGTATAAATGTTTATTATATATATTTGAAACGAAGTTAGGCTTTGCACAATCTCTACACACATAGCGGGTCGTCGCCTTGGCGAGTGACGATACCAAGCATATTTTTGCCAACTTCAAATCATAAAATATTTCAGTCAGGCATGGCTGCTGATCCCTACATACAATCCCAAACCATGCAATTCCGTGATAACGTACCTGGCTCTATGGACGAGCGAGGAGCTGTTATGGATCCCACTCGGGATCTTGCACTTCTCGGCGATGCCTCACTTGGAGCTTGGTTTTCCCGTCCAATACGAATCGCGGATTTTACTTGGGACGTCAATGATTCCCTCTTTGAACGTTTCAACCCCTGGACACTTTTCTGGGAGAATGGAAGAAATATTGAGAAAATCAAGAACTTTCACCTCCTTCGATCGAAGCTACACGTTAAAATTCTCATTAATGGAAATGCTTTCTACTATGGGCGAGCGATTGCTGCCTATGAACCCCTCAGTCCCCTTGACAATACGTCACCTTCACGCCAGTGGGTTCAAGAAGATATTATCCGAGGATCACAACGTATGCATGTTTACATCAATCCTACTATGTCAGCTGGTGGTTCTATGGAACTTCCATTTTTCTGGCCCAAAAACAACTGGGTCGTTGGAGCTAACGACTGGCGAAATATGGGAGAGATTGTTCTCGCTTCGATCAATGACCTCAAACATGCTAATGCAAGCACTGATTCCCTCAATATTACTGTCCTCGCTTGGGCAGAAGATGTCAAGTTTGCCATTCCTACACGGGCGATACCCCAATCGTCTGTTGCAGAATCTGGTAAACCCAAAGGGAAATCGAATGACGAACACGAGCAAGATGTCATCTCTCGGCCTGCTACAAATGTGGCTCGAGTCGCAGGAGCGTTATCTAACGTCCCTGTTATCGGACCCTACGCAAAGGCTACAGAGATGGGGGCGAACGCGGTTGCTAACACGGCAAAGATGTTTGGCCTTTCAGCGCCGAATGATCTCCATCAATCGCTCTTTGAACCTCGTGCGAAACATTCGCTTGCAGTTACTGATACTAAGCAGTCAGCAAACAAAGTTACTGTGGATAGCAAACAGGAACTCACTATCGACCCGTGCA